CTCCTTTTAGGGTTGCTATATATTCATCCATGAGTTGCATAATGTCGATTGTTGCTGGAGTTCCAAACACGTCATCCGCAAAATACTCATACAGCTGTACAACCGCTTTTTGCGCTTCGCTGAAATTGGGTTTTTCCCCCGTGAAATAAAGTTCTAGTTTCTCGACAAATTCACTCGACAAAGCCCCATCATCATCGATAATCCCATACGTACATCCGAGATTCAAAAGCGATAACAAATCATGCGGTGCGCTTGTATCGTGATTAACAGGAACAGCAAACGTAAAACTAAGCGCATTTGGGAGGGTTATTTTGTAACGTGTAGAGGTTGGTATGTGGGCATTTTCGAGTAATTCGATTTCAGTAGTAGTAGAGGATAGGGTGATATTATTGTCATACACATACCCAAAAGTGGACATCGTAGGCTTGCCAACGCTATTGATAAGTTTCAAATTGACAACATTACCGATCACGAGACCAAGTTTAGTAATGTTAAAAGAGACTTTTCTCATACGCGCCGCACCTTTATGATTATGAGAAAAATTCTATCCACAAAAAATCCGCTAACCCCCCCACAAAAGCGCACACTTTAAATTCTGTATTTTCCATAGCGAGGCATATTATTATTCGTCGGTCGTGCTATAGTGATCGTCTCTTTAGGTTTAATAACCTTTGCAGGAACAAACCCGTTCACGACAACGTTCGCGATTGACTCCATGCAGTCGTCTTGTTTCGAGTCTTTTTCGGGATGAAAGGCGAGATACTCTTGGCGCACTTGATCTTGCCCATGCCCTCCGATGACGAACCGTATCTGCTTATTTTTGAGGCACGTTACCGATTGATCTATTTTTTGGTTTTTGCTGATCTTGGTTTTTGGATTAAACAACTCTATGCGGTTGGTGATGATCGCCTTGCCCTCTTGTTTGAGCCGATAATTCACCTCTTGGATTTTTTTGCGTAGGTACTGCTCCGTGATAATCCCCCCGCCCGAACTCTCCATAAACACTGGAACCCCTGCATTATTCATCATCACTTGGATGATCTCATTCACAAACTCCTCATTGCTCCATTTCCCGAACCACGTACCATAGACGTTATACACGTCCACTTTCTCGATCTCGCACACACCGACCAAACTAATCGCCCGATTATCAGACGTCTCTTTCGTGCTTTGCGCCGGATCGACACTGATACACTTGTTATCCGGCGTAAGTTCCCATGATGCTACACTGCTAAAATGCTCCTCTTTGACATAGCCCGTCTGAACAGTGCGCGGATCTTGCATATACTGAGAATACCAATCCTCGTGCATAGAGAGCTTCTGACGCTCCAACCGCTCAACACTCTCAAAATGGATATTAAGCGGCTCATACGCCTCACGTCGGTAGTAATAATCAAAAAATTCATACACTTGCGCCTTTGGCTCGATCCCCGTGAGATTGATATGCGTCCACAATCCCGCTTCACTCTCTAACAAATACCCCACGAGATCATCTTCATGGAGACGCTGCATAATGACGATGATCGCACTGTTTGGATCATCTTTGCGTAACCGAGACGTGATCGAACTCTTATAAAAATCCTTAACCATATCCCGTGCTGCTTTCGAGTTCTTCTCGATCGCTTTCATCGGGTCATCGATAATGACGATATTCCCATGAAATCCGGTAATACCTCCGCCCACCGTCGTCGAGAACATCCCGCCGTTGCTCTCCAAATACCACTCTTTATCCGCCGTCTTGCGTCCGAGCTTCATATTTGGAAATACTTTTCCATACGTTGCCGAGGTGATAATCCCCTTAACCTCTGCCGGAGTCTTGTTTGCCAAATCATCACTGTAGGACGTATAGATCACCCGCTTCTTTGGATAGTTCCCCAAAAACCACGACACGAACAACCGCACCGCGAACTCCGTTTTTCCATACGCAGGGGGGATGTTGATAATCAGCCGCGTCACTTCACCGCTAGCCACTCTCTCCAACGCACGGCATAAAAGCTCATGATACCACGCTTCTAAAAGCGGAGTTTCATACTCTTTTTCAAAAATGTAGCGTGCATAATGCAGCATATCACGGCGGCAAAGAGCCAACCGTATCGGCTCCGCACTCTTCTCCGCCAAAACATTTTTAATATCGTCGATCATTCGCCGTGTATTCTCTCATCGTACACTGTCCAGTTTGCCATAATCTCATGATTCCCAAAACAGACTAGAGCAATGCCTTGCTCATTCACGACGTTTCCGCCTTTAACACACGCGTATTTTCCCTCTTTCCAGTTTTTCATACGCACTTTAGTTTTGCTATGCCGCATCAAATGCAGCGCACGGCTAAAACTAAACTCTTCGGTAAGCGACCCAGCTTGTACTTTTTCCATCACTTTAACCTCACTCAAAACGGTATCTCCTCAGTCGGGTCAAACGCTTCGCTTGCATCCGTCCCTACATGAACCGGAATCTCTCTCCCATCCGCAGTAGTCATAGAACCGCTCGCTCCCGCCCACTGATCGTTATACTCCGGTTGTGCCGACGCACTGTATCCGTTTTGATTCATGGGGCGCGGTGTGTACGGTTCGGCTACTACGCTGTAGATATGACTCTCATCGATACGCTTCTCTTTATCCACCTCAAACAGCGTGATATAAATATTCTGATTCGACACAAACGGATCGAAAATCTTCCCGCGCTTATACTTCACCCCTTTTTCAGATACCGCGTTCTTCATATTGCCCACGATCACCGAGGGGATAGACTCACCGCGATTGGAAAAATTCGCCCAAATATGATAATCAGTATGATCCTCTTTACCAGCAGTCACCGCACCGCCCACAACACCATCTGGATATTTGAGCTTATTCACCGCTAACGTAAATTTTTTACGCATCGTAATCGTCCGTATATCCATCTCCACGAGAGGGAACACTTGCCCGTTCTTCGTATAACTCGTTTTAAAAACATTACCTATTTGCGCCACTACATACTCCTTTGCTTTTGGTCACTTAGAAAAAATCAGGCAATCCACCGCCGAAACTCTCCTCTTGTGGTATTACCGGAACACTCTTAGTCTCATAGACGATCTCGATAGCCTTTTTAGGCGGTGCTCTAAACTTATCGAGCGGTTTCGTAGGGTTGCCGTGCTCATCGATCTCGACACGGTAAAAATCCGCCGTCTGAGGAACGAACATGAGATGCTGTTGCGGGTGCTTCATCGTGTCTTTGTTCTTTGCCCACACGACGGTACGCAGTTCAGAGTCTTGATCTTTTTTCGATTTCGTGAGGTGAAACCACACATACGCCTCATGGTCAGCATTCATCGACCCCTTTACCGAGATCATAGAACTTTTCAAATCCTCTTTCGAGGTTTGCACGATGATGATGATCGGGATTTTAAGCTCTTTCGAGAGTCGCCCCAACATAGAGAACATCTCACTAATGCGACGCTCATCCGTTTTTAAATCGGTATTGGAGTTGGTCATACGCATCATAGAATCGAGTGCGACGAGTTTTATACCGTGCAGTTTATGCATGAGACGAATCTCCGCCGCTATAGCGTGAACCTCATAGATTTTATCGAATGTGTAGATATTCTCGATATTCCCCTCGAAAAACCCCTCACGCTCTTGTATCTCTAAATTCTCGTCGTATAAATCTTCCCCGAACTCCATCGATCCAAACATCACCGGATGCTCTTTCGATACATTCTCGACGATACGAGTGAGGATAAACGTCTTGCCCGATTGTTTCAATCCGCTGATAAAAAATAACCCCTCATTACGAATCCCGACTCTATGATCTTTGTCGGTCAAAACCGTATCGATAAACGGTATATGCGTCTTGATCCGCTCCGCCGGAGGTTTAGATAGACGATCTTTACGAACGTCACTTAGTCGGCGCGTAGATCCGCCGTTATTAACCACCACGTACTTATCGATAGCGTTTTGTACCATAGCCGTAATCACTTCGGCGTTGCTGTCCTCTTTGGCGAGCATATCAGTGATATCGCTTGATAACTTCGAGAGGAGCTTTTTAGCGTAATCCTCTTTGAGCAACCCGACATACTCCATCACGATCGATTGCGTCAGCGGCGTATGTGCCATGATAGAGAGCACAGCACCCGCCGCATCCGCTACACCGCTTTTCTCCACATACGCCATAATGATCGCATCATCAAACTGCTTCCCGCCATCGTACAGCACCCGCATCACTTCAAACATAGCCCGATGTGCTGCATCATCAAACCACTCGACACACACCCCGCTATTCATCACCACATTCAAATCGACGTTGTGATAAACATGAGCACGCAAAATCGAAGCTAAAACCAACTGACGCAAAGTATTTATGTTGTTCATCGCAAAGCCCCCTCAGCTTCAAAGGTGTGCCGCATCAACCACTCGTTGATCTTGTCGCGGCTGTAAAAAATAAACCCGCCGATTTTTGAAAATGGGATAATACGGAGCTTGCGATATTTCGCTTGGGTGCTCATGGCGATACCGAACTCTTCTGCGAGCTGTTTAACACTGAGCCAGTTTTCATTTTGTATCGTTGCCATCAATAAAATCCTATTTTGATATCGCCGAGTAGCTTCATGTGTACGACATGATCCCCGTCTTGGAGTGAGGCTACAAACGGTTGGTAATTTTGAAACAAGTGTTTGAGTTCATGATCGAGGCGGACGAAATGGATACCGCAAACCGTAATCCAATCGAACAGCCTTACCCCGCTACGCTCCATAAACGTAAACCGATCTTTAAACAAATCACGATGAATCTTCAACCGATCCACCAACTCTGTGAGCTGAATATAATCATCGAGATTAGTAGCGGCAGAACGCGCCCGTTCACACAACACATCGCGATAGATATACGACGTATGACGCATAACCACCACCTTGTCAGGGTACATCTGCTTCAACTCTTCCACTGTGTAATCCAACCCATCAACACCATCGAGTTCTTTGAGCATTACCAGCCCGTCCAACATTCGCATCATGATATGTACAACCCGTTATCATCTTTTGATTCGCCGCCGTTTGCGTTCCACTTTTTCCAATTCCGTCGCCACTTATAAAAAGCCGCTAACCAGTTGGTAAACTTGCTCCCCTTAGCGGCGTGGTGTTCGATGAACTTCTCGAACTCCTCCGATGGAACCCCCTCTTTTTGACAAACCGATAGGGCAGCATTACGGATAGCGGAAAAATACTCATCGGTTAGCTTATCCACGGTGCAAGAGGTTTTGAGCGCGAATACCGGTTTATTCTTCTTCGGCTTCGGATTGCTCACACTATCTTCGGACAGCACGGTATCACTCACATACTTCGCCGATTTTTCGGTAAAACAAAAAGCAGGAGACATATTGTTGTCATTAGTGCGGATCAGATCAGCGGCGCGTAATTCACTAAACACTTTTGTGAGGGTGCGCTTTGCGATAGGAACCTTTTTGATCTGAGCGAGGATAAAATCACTATGAGCCACTTTGTAAACATGACCGTCGATGATCTGATGTTTTAGATAGGGAAGTTTATAAAGTTGAGAAAGTACATCGAAGATCACTACGGCGTTAAAGCTGATATTCTCATCTTCGCACATCTTCATGTTTAAATAAATCCCGAACATCATTTCATTCACCACACGCTTCGTCGAAATTCGCCGCCATTTGCGCTTTATAACTATCTTCTCCGAGATCATGAGCCAAATTCAAATACGCTTGTATCTGACTATCGAAAAACCGCACCCGACCGCCTACGATTGAAAATTTCAACTTACCAGCAGCCATCTCACGGTTAAGCGTTCTAGGTGTGACTTTCAGCATCGAGGCGAGTTCAGCCTTGCCAAGTGGTATCTCATAAATTTTCTTGGTGGTAAAAGATTCCATAAATGCCTCCATGCGCCGATATTAGTGCTATAATAAACACAAGTAGAACGACATTGTAAACTAATTTGTTAGTTTTGTCAATAGATGCGTCAAACAAAAAAGGAGAAATCCATGCAAAATGTAATATCACAGCTTGATAGACTGAAAAAAATTTACGAGGTAAGAACCGATACCGACCTAGCAAAAGCCCTGCAAAAGGACAAAAACACGGTGTGTGTATGGAAACGAAGAGGGGCAATACCATCGGACGTATTCATGAAAGTTTCACTTGACGAGAGCATATCTATCGACTGGCTGATTAACGGATCGGGCAAAAAAGAGATCACTCCGCTGGATGAGATATCAGAAAAAATCAGCTTGGTAGATGGATTGCTCAGCGATGAGAGATCGATAAAAATAGTACAGCTTTTACCCTATGCACCAAAAGAGTTTTTGGATCAAATTATTACCCGTCTCGAAGAGTTCAAAAAGCTCTCAAAAATTTAAAAGTTTTCTATCCCTATGGTCTTTGAAAAAGACTATAGGATATATTATATATAAGTGCGCAAAATTTGCGCGACTAGAAAAGACAAAAGTAACGCAAAATTTGCGCTACTAACACCCAAAAATCACCCCTAAAAAATCCGCCATTTGGTCAAAAAAAACTACCCATTCAACCTTAAAAAGTAACGCAAAATTTGCGCGACTAATACGCTTTTTTAAATTCGCCGCCGTTTGAAAATTTTTAACTAAAATTGTGATATTCATTGTTCATTTTTCCCCTATGGGGTCGGGGAGCGAGAGGGGCTTGGGGAATGACCCCCCCCTGCCGAAATCAGGAAACCGCCTCCCGATTTACACCGCACCCACCCGCATAGATGAGCATCAGCTCCCGCCACCACCATTTCACACCATCGCCTCACCACTTCACCATCAACCATCACCATTTCACACCGCCATCTCACCCCCAAACCTTAAGCCGATTCACCAATAAAACCGCCACGAACCTTAAACACCCTCCATTTCTTATGAAAAAAGCCTCTCACCTTAAATAAAACGACTTAAAATAAATAAATTAATATGTTTTGGCACGTTGAACCCACTTTTGCTATCAATCCGCCATTTCTCCCGCTTCCACCTACCAACCCGACCATCCCACCTATTTTTCACCCGATCCGCTCCGATCACCGACCATTTTCCCGAAGCCGGCAATACGATCACCCCCGATCCGCTCGATCTACCCCGAACCGGATCACTCCCGTAAAACCCCGTAATTTCCGAAAAATCTCCCAAACCCCCACCCCCTACCCAATTCCTACCGAAAAAACAGCCCATATCGACCGTGATGCCTTTGAACTCCACTTGTTTTACTATTCGCTCACCTCGAAGAGGTTCAACCTCACGACAAAATCCGTAAACCCTCAAAAAAGAGGAAAAAAAATCGCAAAAGGCGGCGAGTTGGATTTTGTGGCGGAAATGGCGGCGAGGCGGGGTTTTGGGCGATTTCGGGTGTTTTTCAGGGTTTTGGGGTGGAAAAATCGTGCGTAGGAAGCTCTAGGAGGCACGATCTACTTTCAGGATGTACATTTACACGGGTAAAGAGTTTTTGAGAGAGAGGCGCGTTAAATCCTCGATCTCGATGATAAAACGATCACTCCGAAGATGGTGGTGCAGCATCCTCGATAGGAACAAGCTCTTCGCGGTACAAATCCTCTTTCGGGATCGTCTTTGTAATGTCGTGCCACGTATATGAGTTGGTAGCAGCATCGAACCGCAAATATTCTACTGTATCGGTTATTTTATTGATCCGCACTTGCTGATCCCCGATCTTTTTATGTTCATACACGCCACCGCTCCACAAAAAAGCGATAAACAGCGTACCGATCACCGCGATGAGCTGGATAATAGCTTTCACTCTTTCCCCCTAATCATATCCTGTACCTCGATCAACTTCTTGATCCGATCCTCATCCAGCTCATTGACTTTACAAAACACGCCGATGGATACCAGTTCATACAATTCAGGGTGATGTGTTTCCCAATCTCGAATCGTGAACGGACTTTTTTTGACAAACCGAGCGATACGCTCATTAATTTCTTTCTTTTTCATCCCTCGATTATAGCAAAATAAGTGCATTTAGTCAAAAAGATACAAAAACATAGTAAATTCACTTACTTTTTAATATGTTTTTAAGGAAGTGTATTCCATACTACCGAACATATAAATAAGTGTATTCACTTACAAAAGGATAAAAAGATGGCAAGCTGGATCATTACTGAGGACATCATAAACCATGGGCAATACACTGGAGAGCTTCACGGCAATGAGGAAAAATGTAAATTCCAATTTAGACTACTTGACGATGACGAAGAGGTTTATTTTTTAGGACTTAGCGGCAATTCAAGTTCTTTTGAACCCCTTGATTATTTCGGAAATGGATTTGGATGCACAGACATTCAATACTTTGAAAATGGAAAATGGGAGTCACTATGAAAACAAGAACCCACTCACCCCTAGTACGCGAAGAAGTTTTTTTCTTCGCAGGATACGACAGCATGATGCGCGAGTGCGTCACATCCCTATTGGATCACAACACATACAAGCTGATCGATGGCACGCTATACGACTACATATACACCGGAGAGCCGAATGTTCCTATGGATATTACGACAGAGCGATTCAATAGCGGATTCTATATCAGTGCAGGACATCTAGGTAACGGAACGGTTTATTGGAACAGAAGAGAATCAGAGAACGGCGATCACAAAATATTTGGACAGATCACCCAAAGCGGAGAACTGATTATCAGAACGCAGGAGAAAGTCTTGATTGACTTTTTAACACAAACGCATGAGTTTTGGAAAGGAGCAGCAGCATGAAATACCTAAGCGATTACGCACAAGACGGCATCTCAGCCGCAATGGATAAATACGGAGCTTTCTTCGCGTTCGGTTGGGAGCAATTCGAGGCAAAACGAGTTGAGGGAGTCATTTACGCTTCAACACCT